GTCCGGATTCTGCAGGACGAGGGCGTCCCAGGTGCTGAGGTTGGTATACCTCTTTTGCTGAGCGTGATGCTCTGCAGTGATTGACGACGGCAGTACACCAAACTGGTCGTAGAAGTTGCGCTCAAACGTCTCGTGGACCAGCGGATACATCGGAGCGTTTGAGTAATGCACTCGCCGCTCGCGATCGCCGATGGCCCAGAAATTGCGGCGCTTCTTGTGGTCGATACCCACCTCCGGCACGAGCCAATTGACAAGGTATGAAACCACGTTCGGAGCGAGCTTCAGCTCTCCGCGATCGTCTCGGTAGGGCACGTTGCCCAGAAAGGAGATCGGGCGCTCCTCCTCCAGCGCGAAATACGGGCAAGAGTTGCCCTTCGCGTCGAAGTTGGTTCCGAATCCCTCGTCCTCGTACATCAACACGCAGCCATCGCCCATGTTCAACATGGCGTATCGCGTGTGGTCGCCGCGTAGGATTGTGTCCACGCCGACCTCGAGAACGTCACCGAAGTAGTCATCCAGCAGGCACAGGTACTGAGTCACCATCGCCAGTTTGCCGAAGTCCGGGTTGATTGCGATCCCGGACGGGAGTCCGACTTCCATGTCGAACGATGAGATGTTGAACGGGTCCGCGCCGTACAACGGATTGAACTCCTCCTCTGAGGTGCCGTATACCCACGGGTAGGGTACGATGTACGGCGATTTGAACATGAGCGACACGAGTTTTGCAACTCGGCGGTCAACGTAGTTGCCCAGCTCGTTCACGAACTCATCGATCATCCAGGTGGGCACCGACTGATCGAACTGCTTGACGTCAAATCCCTTGATGAACTTGTAACGCTTCAGCTTCCCCAGAATCTCGTCCGGTGAGCGGTGCTTCCAGGTGAACGCGAAGTCCTCCAGGTACACCTTCCGCCAGCATGAGCAAAACGTGGCCAGCGCGTAGTTCGGCACAAAGGACGCGGCGAACACCGTCCGGCGACGTCCAGCGAAGTGATCACTGATCAGCTGACCATCACGGATGACGCGTTTGTCGGCATCGTATTTGGGCGTGGCCTGGGCTTGGGCCCGCTCGTAAGTGTTCACGTTACTCGCGCATCCGGCGAGAAACAACACAGTACCGG